CTCTTTTTCACACCCGAGAGAAATAAGAGTTAACAAAAAGCTTGTATATTTGTATAAAATAACCTATAAAAATGAGGGGCAGACCAAAATTACCGACCGAAATTAAAAAAATTCAAGGCACCGAAGACAAGCGCTGGCTAGTTGAGAATGAAATGAAGGTGCTACCTTTAGACGAAATCCCACCAGCACCAGCGGGCTTTACGGGCGAACTGCAAACTATTTGGGGCACGGTTTGCCGCGAGTTGCAGCGTAACGGTTTGCTTGCCAGTTGTGACTTAGAGCTTTTGCACGGCTACTGCCAACAGCTTCATAACTATTACTTAGCCTGCGCCAAGTTAAAAAGGGAGGGGCTAGTAGTTTGCAACCGACTGGGCGAGCAAGTGGTAAGCCCTTGGTTTAGTGTTCAGAGCCAAGCTCTTAAACAGGCTACGCAAATAGGCCAGCTTTTCGGAATTACTCCGAGCGCTCGCAGCAGAATTACAAGCAACGTGCAAAAGCCCCAAAGTAAATTAGACTTACTAAAGAAACCTAAAACGGCATAACATGGCAAAGACAAAAAAGGAAGTAGAAGGCAAAGCCTTTGAACTCAAAAAAGAATATACTGGCAGGCAGTATAGAATTATACCAAAAGGCCAAGGCTATATTATTACCATGGACCAAGGCAGCGGCTTTCGCCCTTGCGGGAAGTTTGGACTATGGGACGAACCCTTTATTTACCGTAACTTAAAACTGGCCCAAGAGAGCCTAGCTATTTTTGAGAGCCAGTGCAAAAAGTTTTAAACTATATTGACGACGTTCAAAGCGGCGCGGTCCCAGTTTGCGAGCACGTGCGTAACGCAGTTAAGCGCTACGTTACCGACAGGGCTAACGGCTGGGCTTTCTCCGAGAGCTACGCGCAGCATGCCGTAGAATTTATAGAGCAGCTCGAGCACAGTACTGGAGACTATGCGGGCAAAGCGTTTGAGCTAGAACCTTGGCAAGCGTTTATTGTTTACAACCTATTTGGCTTTCTGAATGACGACGGCAGCCGCCGCTTTACTCGCGCCTATGTAGAAGTGCCACGTAAAAATGGGAAGTCTACCTTTAGCTCTGCCATTATGCTTTATGGGCTTATTGCCGACGACGAGCCAGCAGCACAGGTTTACAGCGCGGCTACAAAGTTGGACCAAGCTATGATGGTATTTGGGGAGAGCGTCCGCGTTTGCCAGAACTTACCATGGCTTAATGAGTCGCTAACAGTTAACAACTCAGTTAACAACAGGCGCATAGTTTACGGCCAGAGTTTATATAAGCCGCTAGAATGGAACCCAAACAAACAGGACGGACTTAATACTCACTTCGCTTGTATTGACGAATACCACGCGCACCCAAACGACGAGCTGTATAATGTAATTAGAAACTCTATGGGGGCTAGACGCCAGCCGCTTTTATTTACCATTACGACAGCTGGCTTTAATCGTGAGGCGCCCTGCTATAAGCACCGCCAATATTGTGCAGCCGTTTTAAACGGGGGTATAAAAGACGACGCCCTTTTTTCTGTTATTTATACTTTGGACGAAGGCGACGACTGGACCGACTCGAAGACATGGGCCAAAGCTAACCCTAACTGGGGTATTTCTGTATACCCGCGCCAGCTAGAGCAAGCGCTTACCGAGGCCAAAGAGTTTGTCCATAAAGAAGTAGAGTTTAAAACTAAGTTACTAAATGTTTGGACTGACACTGCACAGACTTGGATTAATGACAGCGTCTGGAATGAGTGCAGTCAAGACGACGAGCTAGACGGCGAGGCCTGCTACGGTGGCTTGGACTTAGCAAGCACGGGCGACTTTTGCGCGTTCAGTTTGTACTTTCCAAACTTGCATGCTGTGCGTACTTACTACTGGCTACCAGCAGAGGCGGCCTACAAACGCAAAGACGCTGCGGGCCAGTCTATTCGCCAGTGGGCAGCTGACGGCTTTATAGAATTAACTGAGGGTAACGTTACAGACTACTCTTTTATTAAGGCTCGAATAATACAACTGGCCGAGCGCTACGACATTCAAGACATAGCTTTTGACCGCTTTAACTCTTCGCAGTTAGTTATTGAATTACAAAACGAAGGGCTAAGCCTCTACCCGTTTGGACAGGGTTTTGTCTCTATGAGCGCCCCGACTAAAGAGCTAGAGCGACTGGTTAAGGACAGAGTGCTAAGACATGGTGGCAACCCAGTGACCCGCTGGATGATGGGCAATGTATTACTGGCAACGGACCCAGCAGGCAATATTAAAATAAACAAGGCTAAGAGCGGCGACAAAGTCGACGGCCCCGTAAGCATTGTAATGGCGTTAGGCACTTGCATGCAGGAGGCTGCAAAAGGCGCCCCTTCTGATTTTTGGTTTGTAAGCTTATGAAATTTTTAGACGATTATATGCAAGAGTATTATAACAACTTGCCCAAGTACAGGACCTACGAGGACGCCTACAACGCGACAGAGGAAAAGTATTTTGGCAAGTTTGGAGTAAGGCGCTATAAAAATTACGACGTATTTCGCGCAGCACTTAGCCGTTGGCTTTCCCAAGGCAGGAATAAATAACAATGTTAACACAACAAATTTAAGCCCGTTGTAATTTGCGCCCAATGAATTTAAAATTCTGGCAGCCTAGAAAAGAAAAGCGAAGCGGTTTGTCTCAGCCTGCGGACTGGTTTATTAATACCTTAAACAATGTTTTCGGTTACCAGACTAAAAGCGGCCAAGCTGTTAACGACAGAACGGCTTTAAGTATAGCCAGCGTGCACGCGTGCGTTAGGGTTATTGCTGACGGTATAGCGGGCTTGTCTTTGAAACTTTACAAGGACGACGGCACCAATAGAGAACAGGTTACTATTCACTACGCTACGGCGCTAGTAAACGAGCCTAACGCTTACCAAACTAAATACGACTTTACTAAGTACATGGTGAGCCACTTGGCGCTTAAGGGTAACGCCTACGCGTTTATTAACAGAGACGGCCGTTACCTTGGTATTGAGTTACACCCTATTGCGCCAGACTACGTTACGCCAGTAATGCAGGACGGGCAACTGTTCTACAAAATTAACTTAAAAGGCTTTCCTAATATTGTGCCAGCTGCCGACATGCTGCACTTTAAAGGGCTTTGTGGCGATGACCCACTAGTAGGGCTTTCTCCTATTGTGGTGCACGCTGAAACTTTAGGTATTGACTTGGCAGCAATTAGCCAGAGCGCGGGCGTTTATAAAAACGGAGTGCTTAAGTTTTTGCTTACCAGTGACGCACAAATTAAGCCAGAGCAAGCGGTACCTTTAAAGAAAAGTTTAGACGACGTTATAGACGGGGCGAGCCGTTCTACTGTTTTGCCGAATGGTATTAAAATGGAGAAGCTCAGCCTTAGCCCAGAGGAGGCGCAGTATTTGGAAACCCGCAAATTTTCGGCTGAAGAAATCGCCCGTATTTTCGGGGTGCCCGCTTCTATGATTGGCGCTAAAGACGGTATTAAGTCTAGCGTCGAGCAAGAGTACCAAGACTTTTACGCCCGTACCTTGGCGTCTTATGCTATTAACATAGAGCAGGAACTTGCCCGCAAGCTGTTAACAGAGAATGACAAACTAACCTATTACTTTAAATTTAACTTTAACTCACTATTGAGGGCCTCCGCCAATGAGCGCGCAGACTATTATAATAAAGGCATCCGTGGCGGCTGGCTCTCGCGTAATGAAGCCCGCATGTTTGAGGACGCTAACGGCTTTGACGGTGGCGACGAGTACCTAATAGAAAGTAACTTAATGCCTTCTAGTAAAATTAACGAATACATGGACGCCAAAATAGCGCAGCTTATGAGCACCGCCGACAAAAACAATAACCCAGAGGGCACTAATAATACAGAAGTAATCTAATGAAACAAGAGAAGCGAACCTTTACAGGCACCGTAATAGCAAGAGCAGACGGTGAGAACATGCCTAAAGAAATTGGCGGAATTGCTGCTGTTATTAACTCAGTGACCGACTTAGGTTATTTCGAGGAAGTTATAAACGCTGGGGCTTTTGACTATGCTTTAAGTAAAGAGTATGACATTCGCTGCTTGTTTAACCACGAGGCCGAGTTAATACTAGGCCGCACCAAAGCAGACACCTGCAAAGTGTTTGTAAATGCTGACGGCAATTTAGAGTATACTTGGGTACCCGACTATGAGAACCCTACCCATATGAGCGTTGTGCGTTCTATCATGCGCGGCGACATTACGCAGAGCAGCTTTGCCTTTACTATTAAAGAGCAGTCTTGGACTACCTCGGAAAAGTACGGCAATATGGGCAAGCGAGTTATTACTGTAATCGAGGACCTATACGACGTTAGCCCAGTAACTTACCCCGCTTATGCTGACACTGAAGCGGACGCTCGCAGCATTGCAGCTATGCGCGACGAAGAGCAAGAAATAGAAGCGGCTAAGAGAAGCCAAGCCTCTGCCGATGTTTTGCGCTTGGCCTTATTACGTTACGAAAACTTATAAAACAAAAAACAAAAACCATGAATAAAATTAAAGCATTGAAAGAAGAGCGCGGCCGCCTGTTGGGCGAGTTGTCTACTCTGCAAACTGTGATTGAAAAAGAGGCTCGCTCTATGGCTGACTCTGAAACTAACCGCTTGGCTGAAATCGAGGCTCGCCTTGGTGCTATTAAGGCTGAAGTTGAAACTCTTGAGAAGTTGCAAAACTTGGCAGCTCAAGCCGCTGGCCACGTTGCTAGCCGCAGCGAGGAAAAAGAAAAGTCAGAAATGGCTAAAGAGTATAGCTTTAAGCGCGCTATTGAAATGGCCGTTACTGGACGCCGCGAAGGTGTTGAGGGCGAATTTTCAAAAATTGGTGGCGACGAGTTCCAGCGCTCAGGAGTTTCTGTTTCTGCTCATTCAATTAAAATCCCTTCTGAAGTTTTCAAACGTGACATGTCAGTTACTGGCGGAACTTCTGGCTCTGAAGGTGGCGTTAACGTTCAGACTAACGTAGGCTCTATTATTGACGTATTGTTGCCTAAGACTGTTTTGCGCGGTTTGGGTGTACAGCAGTTGTCTGGCTTGGTGGGTAACTTGGACATGCCAACAGCTTCAACTGTACCTAGCGCTGGATGGAATACTGAAAACGGTTCAGCTACTGAAAAGAGCCCCGCTTTCTCTAAGGTAACCTTTAGCCCTAAGCGTTTGGCCGCTTACATTCAAGTTTCAAATCAGTTGTTGTTGCAGTCTAGCAACTCTATTGACGCTTACGTGCGTAACTGGTTGCTTAATGCAATGGCTCAATCTTTGGAAACTGCTGCTATTAAAGGCGGAGGTTCTAACGAGCCTGTGGGTATTATTGCTAATAGCGCGGTTAACGTAACTTTTGCTGGTGGTGCAAGTTCTAACAGCACTAACGCTAACGGAATTGCGCCAGTATGGGCCGACGTTGTTAACTTGATGAAGGCCGTAGAAAATGCTAACGGTGAGGGCGTTGCTTACTTGACTAACCCTAAAGTAAAAGCCGCTTTGCAAACCATTCCTAGACAGTCTTCTGGCGTTGAAGGTAACTTTATTTGGCCTGCTGGCGGTATGGACTTGAACGGCTACCCTGTAGCTACTTCAACTTTGGTGCCTTCTAACTTGTCTAAAGGTACTTCTAGCACCTTGTCTGCTATGATTTTTGGCGACTTCTCGAAGATGGCGATTGCCTCTTTTGGCGGATTAGAACTCACAGTAGACCCATATTCTGGCGCTACTGCTGGCTTGACTAACGTTGTGCTTAACGCTTACATGGATTGCAACTTGTTGCAGCCTACTGCTTTCGCAGTTTGTAAGGACATCGTAGCCTAATAGCTTGACCGCTTGGGGTCGTAAAAGTTCCAAGTGCTAAGGGCCGTCTTGACTGCACGGCCCTTGGGCTAAATGAAGATTAAGTTTATTGCAAACCCAACAGGAAAATTCAACCTCAGCTATAACGCTGGAGACGAGGCTATTATGGAAACTAAGCAGGCTATGCTTTTAATAGAGGCTGGAATGGCAGAAGAAATTTTAGCGCTTACCCCTAGCAAGACTAGCAAAAAAGTAAAACCAGTAAACCCAGAAACTGAGCTAGACGCTGAGTAAAAACTATGTTAGTCTCAAGACATTATACCGCCTACACAAACGCAGCCACAGACTACTTAAGTTTGGCCGACGCTAAGACTCATTTAAGAGTTACCGCTAGCTCGGACGACTCTTATATAAGTGGGCTTATTGCTATGGCTATTGAGGCTTGCAGTAATTACTTAGGCTACTCAATTAGAAAGGCTACGGCACGCTATGGCTTCGACGGCTTTACAGGCCAGCCAGCTTTAGTTAACCCTCTTAACGGTACCAACATACCAAGCGGCAATTACTTGCGTTTAAATACGCGCTGTTTAGCTGTTGGTGGTGTGTACTATGTTAACGAGTCTAACGTGGTGACTGCTTACGACGCGGCCGACTGGATAGCGAGCCCAGAGCCAATGGGTTTATTTAGCCGCAACGTATTTATAGAAACCGCACCAACGCAAGTAACTGACGACAGTATAAAATATATTGTTGAAATTACAGAGGGCTTTAACCCAGTTGGCACTAGCAGCGTAGAGCCAGACACTATTTTTCCAGCGACTATTAAGCACGCTGCGCTTTTGTTGGTGGCTCAATACTACGACAATAGGCAGGCAATTATTACGGGCACTATTTCTAGCGAAATGAGCTACGGGTTTCATTACTTGTTAGACGCTTATAAAATACAAATACTAGTATAATGAACGCGGGCTTAATGGACGTGCTAGTAAGTTTGCAAAGCTACACGGAAACAATAGACACCAATACAGGGGAGAAGCTGCAAACTTGGACCGAGTACGCTACGGCATGGGCCCAGCGCGTAGAACAGGAAAGCGGCACAGAGAATGTAAACGCGGACCGCAGAGAACATAAACAAATTGTGTTTTATACTATTCGCTATAATTCTGCCGTAGGTGTTAAGCATAGAGTAGTAGACGACAGCGGCACGCATAACATTGTTAACATAGCCAATTTACAGCGCAACTTATATTTGAAATTGCAAACCGAATTAACCCAATAATGGCAAAAGAGCAGTTAGAAAATATGGCCGAAGTATTACAGTCTTTGCATGCTATGGGGGTAGAAATTAAAAGCCCCAAGTTGCAAGACGTTATACAAAAAAACAGCGAGCCAATTATAGCGACTGCTAAAAGTTTGGTGCCTTCTGACACTGGGGACTTGCGCGACTCTATTGGGTTTATTAAAAGCAAAGACAGCAGCAACCTAGACAAGGCTTTAATAGGCTTGCGTAAAGAGTACTATAATAGCTACTTGGGTGCCATGTTTGAATATGGAACGGTAGCGCGTATACAGTCAAGTACTGGCCGCTATACTGGTAACATTGCACCAGTTCGTTTTATGCAGCGCGCTGTTGACGCTAACGCAACCCAAGTGACAGAGAATATAATTAAAGGCGTAGACGGAATACTGCGCGACTTAGCAAAGAAAAATAAACTAATATATAAATAACTATGGCAACCACTGGACCAGTAAACGGTACGCTCATAAGCATCTACAAGGATGTCAGCGGCACTTTAACTAAAATCGCTAACGCGACTTCTCACAGCGTCGACATTTCTAAGGACATGATTGACGTAACTAACAAAGACAGCGCAGGCGCTAAGGAGTTTATTGCTGGCGAGTACGGCTACACTCTTAACGTCGAGGGCATTTTTGAAGGCGACAGCTCAGTAAGTACTAGCGGCTTGTCTTTTAAAGACTTGCTTACAGACCTTTTGGCTGGCACTTCTGTTACCGTTGTTATGACTACCAATGTAAGCGGAGACGAAAAATTTACAGGCTCTGCTTTCTTTAGCAGTTTGTCTTTGAGCGCACCCAATAACGACAAAGCAACTTTTACAGGAACCTTGCAAGGTACTGGCGCTTTGACTATTGGCACCGTTTCGCCTTAATACTTTTTGTCTTATATTTGTGCCTATGAGCACAGAAATTTTAATAGGGGGTGCTAGTCATCCCCTTTTATTTAACATGAACAGCCTTCGTAATGTTATGCAGTTGGCTGGTATGGAAACCTTCGCAGACTTAAACCTTCAAAAAGACTTAGCTAAAAGCATGGACTTTGCACTAAGCTGCGCCTTCTACGGAATACTTGAGGGCTACGAGGCCAAAGGAGAAAAGACGCCCTTTGCAACAGTGCAAAAGTTAGGCGCCTCTATTACAAAGTTTACAGAGTTGAGCCCTGCGCTAGACGCCTTTACGCAAGCCGTTACCGACTTTTTTAGTACGGACGAGCCAGAGGGAAAGTAAACGCCAAGGGCGACAGCGCCCCGCTAACTTGGCGCAGTGTTGAGCGTATAAGCTACGGCGAACTTAACCTAAGCGAGCGCGAGTTTTTAAAATGTACCCCTCGCTTTTGGCGCTTAAAACTTGAGGGCATGCGTAATGCGCAGACTCAAGAGTATAGAAACCAGTGGGAATTAATGCGCTGGGCCGTTGCTACTTCTATGGCCCCGCACCTAAAGAAACCCATAGAGCCAAAACGCTTGTTAACTTTTCCATGGGAAGAGCCAGACTATATTAGTATAGAGGACGCCTTAAGGTTATATTCGCATGTCTTTGACAAATTAACCCCAGACGCCAAGGCATGAGCGCACCTATAAAAATAGTCTACAACATATTAAGCAATAACTCAGCGCTTACGGCCTTAGTTAGTACACGCTTAAACCCCTTGCGCATCCCGCAAGAGTCAGCTTTTCCAGCTATTTCTTATAACCTAGTTAGCATTATAGCAAGCCCTACGAATACTAGTCACAGCCGCACAGACTTTGCGCGGGTGCAGGTTAGTAGTTTTGGTACTACGTTTGCTAGCGCTACGGCTGTAGCTGCTGCGGTTCGCAATGCTTTAGAAGCCGTTAGTTTTCCTAGCACCTTTAACGGGGTTTACTGTCAAGCTATTGAGTTTGACAGTGAGGTGCACTTGAGCGACGACGAGGCAGGCTTCGCAGGTGTCTACCATGTAGCGCAGGACTTTATTATTAATTATATTCGTTAATGGCACGCTCTCTAAATATAATAATTGGCGCGGACATTGAGAAACTCCGCAAGGGGCTTAATGACGCTATCGCAGTAATACAAAGCAGCGGCAATAAAATGACGGCTGAGACCGCCGAGGCTGCTAAGAAAATAGAAGAGAAACTGGCAAGCATTGCAACCCGTAACCCAACTATGGCAACTGTAAAGCAGTTAACGCAGTTGGCAATGGAGGCGCGCGCTTTGGGTCCAGAGTTCGCGGCTGCTGCCAATGACATAGTAAAGCAAGCGGGTAAAATTAAAGACAGTATAGGCGACGCTAGGGCTGAGGTTAACTACTTCTCTAGCGACACTAGAAGACTCGATGCTGTTTTGGGTGGAGTGCAAGCTGTTGCTGGTGCCTTTGGTGCAGTAGAGGGGGCACTTGCCTTAAGCGGTGTAGAGAGCGAAGACTTACAAAAAACTATGGTTAAACTCCAAGGGGCCATAGCTTTAGTAAATGGAGTGCAAGCAATACAAAACGCATTGCAAGCAGAGAGCGCCGTCCGTATGGGTATAAGTACAGCAGCTACTAGAGTCTATACTATTGCAACAGGAGGCGCGACAGGGGCTACTCTGGCTTTTAGAACTGCCTTAATGAGTATAGGAATAGGAGTTGTAATTGCTGGCTTGGGGGCATTGGTTGCAAACTTTGACAAATTAAAGGACGCAATTTTTCCAGCCGACGCCGCGCTTAAAGGTTTAAATAATACGCTCGACAAAACAATAGCAGCAAACGAGAGAGACATAAGAGTACTAGAAGCTAAGGGCGACAAGTTGGGCGCCTTTGCAAAGCAAGAGCAAAACTTAAATATAACTTTACAAAAGGCTCGCGCCAACTTTGGCAAAAACAATAAAGAGAACTGGGGCAAAATAATTGACGACACTAAGACGGCTCTTTTAGTTTTAAAAATTGAGCGCGACAATTACAATACAGAAGAGGCGGCTAAGCAAGCAGAGCGCGCAGCCGAAACTTTAAAGCAGCAGCAAGAGGCTTATAACAAGCGCCTTGCAAAGCAGCGTAAGTTTAACGAAGAGCAGGCCAAAATAGAAAGGGAGGGCCAAGAGCGAGTAAGCAGTTATTACTCTATTGACAGGCAAGGAATAGACAGGTCTACGCCTAAGCTGAACCCGCAAGCAATTAGCGGGCCTATAAAGTCTACCACCGTAGCAATGACAGAGGCCGAGCGAGAGCTTCGCGCTTCTGAATTACGGCAGGCAATAGACGCCGAAGAGTACCAAGAGCGCATGGTAGAAGCTATGGATGGAGTAAACCAAGCTTTTAATAATTTAAGCGTTGAAGGTTTAACCAGTTTTGGCGACTTACTCGGCGGCATCATGTCTGGGCAAGTGGGCAGCTTTGAAGACTTTGGTAAGTCCATGCTTAAAGCAGTTGCTAAATTTATGCGGGCTTTTGGTTCTGCGTTGGTAGCAACAGCCACAGCGTCTAAGGCTTTTAAAGAGTTTATTTTAAAGAACCCAGTAGCGGCAGCTGCGGCGGGTGTCGCGCTTATTGCGGGCTCTGCAATTATAACGGGCATGCTTAACAAAGGGCCAGAGCCTACGGCCTTCGCCGAGGGTGGTATAGTAAGCGGGCCTACTTTGGGCTTGGTAGGTGAATACCCTAACGCCAGAAATAACCCAGAAGTTATAGCACCTTTAGACAAACTTAAAGGCATGCTAAAAGGCACTGGAGAAAGCGCGGGCTATGTAGCCAGCACAACAATAAGCGGGCGCGACTTAGCGCTAGTAATAGAACGGTATAACAAAGACTCACGACGTGGCTAGGATTTACTACGGCTCTTTTTTGAGCACGCAAAATATAGAGTATAGGGTAGAACTTTGGGACGGCCCAACAGGGACTAGCGCACCAGTGGCAGCTAGTACTTATGCTGCAAGAGTTACCGCAGCTGGAGGCTACCAAGAGGGCGAAAGCTGTTTGCTAGAAAAACTTACAGCGCTAGAAGACGCAACAGAGTTAACGCTTGCTGGTAACGGTTTCTCTATTGAGCGCCAAGGCCAAGGCAATACCTACTATGAAAATTATATAAGGCCGTCTAGGGTGTCTACTAATTGGCTTATGCCTAACGACACCGTGAGAAATGCTTTTATTAATATTGCCAATAGCGAGGAGTCTAAGTACGCAATAGTTGTATATAGAGGCGGCTCTTTGTTTTATGTGGGTAGAGTAGTTGCGGACCAAGCAGACTATTTAAGAGAAAGTATAAACGGCGCCCCTGTGTTTGACTTGGTAGCTGTTGACTCTTTGAACTTAATAGAAGGCTTTAACGTGAGCCCCGACTGGTTTACAGACGGCTTTGCTACGGGCTTAGAAATTATACGCAAGTGTTTAGAGTACTGCGGACTTGACGACTACTGGACTGCGCTCAATTCTGTAAACTATTTACGCGACGGGGTTACAATGTACGACACTGCGCAGGCAAGCTACAAGGGCTTGGCTAACACGCGCTTTAACGTCCTTTCGTTTTACAATAGCTTCGACCCTTTTTCAGACGTTAAATTTATAAATACTACGGACCCCTTCGAGGCTACGACAGACATAGACTTACTTACTGGCAAGGAGGCCATAGAGCAAATACTTTCTATTTACGGGGCGCGCATTATTTTAGAGTCTGGCAGTTTTTACATTTTACCCAGCGACGCTTATAGCTCTGTAAACATTACAACCAGAAACTATAACGCAGCAGGGGCTTTTCAAAATACTACCTCTAGCCTGCACGCCGTAGACTTGGGCGCCAACAATAGGCCACAGTGGGAAGCTAAGCCGTCGCTCAGTTACCAGCCACCAGTTAGAGCAGTCGACGTAATAGAAGACAGGCAAAACGCTATTTTCGTATTACGCACAGAGCCAGACAACAACAGCATAGAGTTAAGCATAGTAAATAAAACCATAGAAGCGAGCAAGCCTACGCGGGTACGCATGCTTTGTAAATGGTTCGACGACAGCTTTGTAGCTTTGTCTACTTCTAGCGCCAAGCGTTACCAGCGTTATTTATTTAACTACCGCATTTATGTAACTAACGGCTCTACTGGTATAAGACAATACAGCCCCAACTTAAACGCATATTTTACGCCACTAACTACGGCGCTTTACATGCAGCAAGAGTTAACTGTAACCAATACCAGAAACTCTTATAATACCCACGCCCTAGACTTTGTACTGCCTCCAATACCAACAGGCTTTACTCAGCTATACGTCGACTATTATATAGAAGCTGAAGAGGGTTTCTTTGTGGCCCCTAATAACTGGGCTTCTAACATGAGCTACCCTATTAACTTCTGGGGAACCATTACAGCAGCGCAGCCTTATAGCACCCAAGAGGACCCAGACTTTTCTAGAACTACCAAGCAGACTATAAGCGTAACTGGTGCAGCCAGTGGTAACTCGCAGCTTGTAAAAGTAGCGCCTGCTTACTACGACGACGAGGGCTTATACGGCTTTGGCTCTGTGTATGTTTATAACGGCTCTTCATGGGTTGTAAGTTCCGACTGGTATAGTGGCTTCGCTTCTGCTATTCATTCAAACCTAGGCGAAATTATAGGCAAGCGTATAGCGGGCACTTATAATAAATTTGTGCAGGTTATACAAGGAACTTGGTTTGACGCTGGAACGCTGACGGCTATTAAGTCTTTAAACTTCGACTCTACCAAGTGGCTATTTAACGGCGGTACTTTTAACCCTAGAGCAGAGAGCTGGAACGGCGAATGGCTAGGACTTGCCCCAGACTACACGCTAGCAACTGGAGGCGGTACTACCGAATACAACCCCAGAACAGGCGAGCGCATTATTAAAGACAGGCTTAATTACCATGAGTTCGCAATTACAAAGCTGAACCTAGAAACCAGCGCAGTACAAGACAGGGTTTTAGAATACCTAGTAAACCAAGCGGACGGCGCCCCAACTACACAGCCAACACTTAATACGCGCTGGGAAGTAATGCTGCAATACACTGACAGCGACTCTACCCTAGCTTGGCACCTGCAAGAGCATAACGGCTCTGTGGTTTACACGGCGGGAACTCACACAATTACAAACGGCTACGAGTTAATTATTTGTAACACGGCAGACGGCAACGTAACAGTGAATCTGCCAAACGCCACGGAGAGCAAGGGTAAAAAGTACTACTTTATTAAGAAGGCTAACCCGCACGTAGTAACTATAAGCGGCGGTGCGTATAATATAAACGGCTCAAGTTCAACAACAATAAATTCACTTTACGGCAGCAAAACAATTATAAGCGACGGCTCGCAGTGGTATATTATAAGTAGCGTTTAATTTGTTAACGCTTTGCGCGTTTGGCCTTTGTAAATTGCGCTAATTATGGCACAAGCAAGCGCAGACATTATAGCAGGCTCGCAGGGTTTTAAATACCACGCAGCTGCAACAGTTACAGGGGTGAGTTATGACGCAGTGGTTCCAACTGAGGACACCGTTTTTACTTCATTCACAGTTACACAGGAGAACGGCACCGCTACCAACGTATTGAGCGCGCGCGGTATGTCTTCTGTTACTTTCCAGCAGGGCGCTTATTTGCCAGCAGGAAAGGGCAATAAAATTACTGGCTTCGTTATTAGTTCTGGTTCTGTAATCGGTTACTAAAATGCTAGTAAGTCAAAACCTCGGAATTGGCACGCGGGGCACGGCATACAAAGGGCAGGGCTGGGCTCTGGTTAAGTTGTATAAGTCGCGTGTTACTGCTGACGGCGGTTATTACGAGGGCATTGGTTGCCTACTTAGAAAACTTAACAACTTATAAAAATGAGCGATTTATTAAATAAGGCGAGTCTGGTAGTTATACCTTCTGGCTATAAAGAGGACACGGTCTATAGTGTTGTGCCGTCCGACGGCAGCGGCGATTTGTCATTTACCCGTGCATCCAACGGAACGCGAGTAAATTCGGCGGGATTGGTTGAGGTAGTGGCTTGGAATGATATAGAATATTCGGAAGATTTTTCAAATGCTTATTGGACAAAAGACGGTGCAACAATTACCGCAAATTCAATAAACGCACCAAATGGAACAACAACTGCCGATAAACTTGACGAAACGGCAACAAGCGGAGTTCACCGAGTAGGTCGTGCAACTTTTCCTGCGGGGATAGAAAGAACGCTATCCGTATATGCAAAAAAATCAGAGCGAAATTATGTTTCGTTATTTGAAAATAACTCAGTGGGAAACACAGTTAAAGGTGTAATATTCAATTTGAATACGGGAGTAGTTTCAACAAATAATGATTCATCTTATTATTTTAATCCAACTATTGAAAATTTAGGAAATGGATGGTATCGTTGTTCTGTTAATTGGACATCATCTGGATTATCAGTCCCAAGTGTTGGGGCTTCTTTGGATGGCTTAACAAATTCATATTCAGGAACTGCGGGAAATGGTATTTACATTTGGGGCGCACAAATTAATTTAGGTACATTAAAACCCTATTTCCCCACTACCGACCGCTTAAATGTTCCACGCCTAACATACCAAAATGGCGGGGGCGGGTGTCCGTCGTTATTACTTGAAAAGCAGTCGACCAATTTGGTTTTGTATAGTGAGCAGTTCGATAACGCGGCGTGGGTAAAACCATTTTCTACCATTACTGCAAATGACATAATTTCACCCGATGGAACGCAGAACGCGGATAGATTAAATGCGTTAAATTCAAGTATTGTTTATCAACTTGTAACAAGTGCAACGGGTATATACACTCAAACAATATATGCCAAAAAGGGTACGAATAGATATTTTGGGATGTCCATAACAGGCCCCGTAACAAATAGATATGTTGTTTATTTTGATTTACAAGCGGGTACGGTTTACCAAGTATATAATACTGGAATTCCATTAACGAATACAAGTAATTCAATTACAGATGTTGGCAATGGGTGGTATAGATGTCAAGTTACCGCAAATTGTATTGGCGATATTTATGCAGTTTACCAATGTACAAACACAACACCATTTACATTGAATTCGGTTGGCGATTTGACGAACGGAAGCGATGGGACTGTTTACCTATGGGGCGCACAATTAGAGGCGGGAAGTTATGCTACATCCTACATACCAACAACCTCATCAAGTGCCACAAGGGTTGCGGATGTAATGAGCGTAAACTTGCCCAATACTGATATGACTTTTTGCGCTTATTTGGAATGTGAGGAAGCGCCAGTTGGAACAACCGCTGGGGATTGGTTATCAATTTATAGCGACATTTCAATTTTGGGGCGTGCTTATGGTTACGCAAATACTTTTGGGTTTGCCGATGCATATGGAATGGGTATAACATCAGCAACAAAAATGGTTTGGAAACAAGAAAGCGGAAC